TCACAGTAACAGAGAAAGACCACGGCAGATCTACATCAGACACAGTAAGATTCAGAAACTGTCTAGGCTTTGATGGTTTAACAGCAGCTAACTTTAACTTAGCTACAGGATATGCTATAACTAAATTAACAGATGACACATACACCATTACTATTGCAGCAGAATCAACTGCGGGATCGATTACTGGAGGCGGTGTGTTTGCCACAGTTGGACCAGTTACTTTGGAGGCTTAGATGAGCTTTACATTTGCACAGTTAAAGACGGCAATACAAGACTATACCGATAATACAGAAACAGCATTTGTAAGTCATTTATCTGATTTTATAAAAGCAGCGGAAGAGAGAATATTTAAGAATGTTGATTTAGAAATATTCAGAAAGAATGTTACAACTAATTTAACATCAAGTGATAAATTTTTAACAATACCATTAGACTATTTAGCATCTTTTTCTTTACAAATAACTACAGCAGGCAGTGAATCTTTTTTATTACAAAAAGATGTTAACTTTATCCAAGAGGCTTATGATGGCTCTACCTCAACAGCAAAGCCAAGATTTTATGCTCAGTTTGACGCAAATAATTTTATAGTTGGCCCAACCCCAAACTCAAATTATGCAATAGAATTGCATTACTATTACAGACCCACCAGTTTAACTGCAGGTGCAGATAGTGATAAAACATGGTTAAGCACTAATGCTCCATTTGCATTATTGTTTGGGTCATTAGTAGATGCTTATATTTTTATGAAAGGCGAGCCTGATTTAATACAACAATATGAAAAAAGGTTTATGGATCAATTAACAAGACTTAAAGATTACGGAGAGGCAAGAGAAAATACTGACGCTTACTCTGAAGGTCTACCAAGAGCGCAGAGAACATAGGAGTAGAACATGGCAACAGCAAACGCAGCAACCAATTATCTAGAAAGAAGATTGTTACATTTTATATTTAAAAACAACTCCTTAAGTTTTTCTAGTCCGGGAGATAGTATTTATGTAGGACTTGCAACAGCGGTTAGTGCAGCAGAAACTGGATCTGTAACAGAAGCAAATTTTACAAATTATGCAAGGCAACAAGTGACTGCAGCAAACTGGACAACAATAGGTGCTGATTCAACAGACACACAAACTGCAAAGAATGCAGCTAACATAGAGTTTCCTGCATCTGGTGGAACAGATAATACTATTACACATGTGTTTATTGCAGACGCATCAAGTAGTGGTAACATACTTTTTGTAGGTGCTTTAGATGCCAGTAAAGCAATAGCAAGTGGTGATATATTTAGAATAAATGCAGATAACTTAACTATAGAGTTGAAGTAATGGCGTTAGTAATAAATGACAGGGTAAAAGAAACAACGACCACAACTGGCACTGGTGCTTTAACATTAGCAGGTGCGGTAACTGGGTTTGAGACTTTTGGCACTGGAGTTGGTAATTCTAATACAACATACTATGCAGTAACATTGCCCGGCACAGCAGAGTTTGAAGTTGGTTTGGGTACACTCAATGGTGATTCAACTACAATAACAAGAAGCACAGTTATTAGTAGCTCAAACAGTGATAGTGCGGTAAATTTTAGTGCAGGAACAAAAACTATTTTTTGTACACTACCAGCATCAAAGACAGTGTTTTTAGATGCAAGTGGAAATATAGTTGCAGCAAATGGCAGTAATTTAACTGCGTTAAATGCCTCTAGTCTATCAAGTGGTACTGTGCCAAATGCAAGATTAGATGCACAACTACAAGATGTCGCTGGGTTAGCAGTAACAGACAGTGGCTTTATTGTAGGTAACGGAGCTAATTTTGTTTTGGAAACTGGTTCAACAGTTAGAACATCTTTAGGATTAGGCACAGTTGCAACATTAGATACTGGTATTTCTAATACCAACGTAGCAAAATTCACATCTGGTGTTGCTGACAATGACTTTTTGCGTGTAGACGGAACATCAATAGAGGGTAGATCAGCAAGTGAAGTTTTATCTGACATAGGTGGTCAAGCTAGTTTAACTTTTGGAATATCTGATACTAACATACCTATATTTACTAGTGGTGTAGCAGATGATGATTTTCTTAGAGTTGCAGGAACTTCTATCGAAGGTAGGTCAGCGAGTGAGGTGCTATCAGATATTGGTGGTCAGGCATCGTTAACCTTTGGCATAGCTAATACAAATGCTGTAAAGATAGATCATGCAAGTGTTGCTGATGATGACTTTGCAAGATTTACAGCAAATGGATTAGAGGGAAGAAGTGCAGCAGAAACAAGAAGCGATATATCTGCAATAACATTAACAGAGGCATCAGATGAGGCAACAGCTTTAGCAATAGCGTTAGGATAATATTATGGCAAATACATTTAAAGTAATCACAAGAGATGTGATGTCGCAAAGTGCAGATACTGACGAGACACTTTATACAACACAATCTGGAAGCACTGTTGTTATTATAGGATTAACATTAGCTAATGTGCATACAGCACAAGTTACTGCTACAGTAAAACTTACATCTACTACAACACAAACCAACCAAACACAAAATACAGAGGCACATATTGTAAAAGATATTCCTTTGCCAGTTGGTTCTACAGTTGAGATAATGGCTGGTAATAAAATAATACTTAACCAAGGAGATATAATCAAAGTGGCTTGTTCTGTAGCAGACAAAGTTTCAGTTATACTAAGCTATATGGAGATATCATAATATGCCTTATATTGGTAATCCTACAGTTGATAGATTTGTTACACCAAGAGCAGCATCAGTTTTTTCTGGTGATGGCTCAACAACTGCATTTACATTAGATGAAGCAGTTGGTACTGACGAAGATATTCTTGTATCTGTAGATGGCGTTATACAAGAACCATCAGTTGCTTATGCAGTATCCAGTGGTACAACTTTAACATTTACTGCTGCACCATCTAATAATTCTGGTAATAATATTTTTGTTTATTATCTTCATAGAACTATAGGCACAGTAACGCCACCTCTTGAGATAAGTGGCACATACAAAGCCAGTGGTATATTCAGAACTAATGTGCAAACCCTATCAGATGATATTACAATAACTGCGACAGAAAATGCTAATGTTACAGGTCCACTAACTGTAGCAAGTAATAAAACCATCACTGTTAATGATGGTGGAAGGCTAGTGATTTTATGAGTGAAATACGAGTTAACAAAATACAAGGCACAAGTGGCACTGATACTGCTATAACTTTAAGTGGTGCAAATGCCACATTGGGTGGAACTCTTGCTGTGACAGGTGTACATACTATTGGTAATAATGCAGTTGTCACCACTGAAGGTGGTGCAGCCACACAAAATGTATCTCAGGGTATGCTAAAAGCATGGTGTAATTTTGATCAAGCAAGTGTTAATGATAGCTTTAATGTTGGCTCTGTTACGGATAATGGAACTGGAGATTATGCAATAGTTTTTACTAACAATATGAATAATGTTCATGCTTGTGGTGCAGGGCTTGGAGTTCACGATGCTGGTAGTTATACAAGAATACAGACTTACGACCATGACGATCCAGCACAAGCCATTAGAATAACTATTAATATGCAAGATACAAATGGAAACACAGGTGACGCAGAACCAGCTTGTACTTTAGTTGCAGGAGACTTAGCATGAGTACCATTATTGTTGATACATTAACTGGTAAGTCTACTGCAACAACCATAACTATTGGCTCAACACCTGTAGTTAGTGCTAGTGCAAACTCTATGACTATTAGAGGTGAGGGTTCAGCACAGACAAGTATTCAACAAGGTTTAAGTAAGCATTGGGTAAATATTGACGGAGATACTCCCTCTGCAAGAGATTCATTTAACAACGCTTCACTAACAGATAATGGAAATGGAAATTATACAATAACTAGAACAAACAACTTCAGTGCAGTAAATTATTGTTGTCAGGGTGGGGGTAATAGTAGTGCTTCTGGAGATGGAAGAATAACTGCTCTTGATGAAGCAACATTAAGCACAAGTGCAAATGAAATATTTAATAGAAGTGATGCAAATGGAGTACAAGATGATGCCCATGTGAATATATCATTTTTAGGAGACCTTTCATAATGGCAAACGGAACAATAGCATTTGATACATTAACGACATCTGATCAAGTTAATACTGGTACAGCAAAATCTATTGATACGAGTTATATTTTTAATGGTATTCCTAAACAATGGTCAAATTATGCAGGTAGTGGCACAACGTTTCGTGATTCTTTTAATACTGCAAGTGCTACAGATAATGGAACAGGTCAATTTACGATCACACTTACTAACGCTATGAGTACAGACGATAATTCCTATCTTTACTCAAATAATGGATCTACTTCTTCAGAGGTACAAGCATTTACAACAGGTGGAGATAGACAGTTCGCACAAATAAGGGCACAAGCAACTGGTTCTTACGGAATACAACCTATTGGAGATGGTGGAACACAACAAGATGGTGGCTTAAACTGTTCAACTGTTTTGGGAGATCTTGCATGACAATAGTGACACCAGAATTTCAAGGCACACATCTTTGGGATAGATTATGTTGGGCAAAAGAAAAG